CGGTGAAGCTGACAGGCGAGAGGGTAAGGACATAGACCATATTAGGGGTACTAAGGCTGGTAATGGTAAAGACAATCTAAGGATACGTACACCATCTCAGAACCGTTCTTACTCACGTAATGCAGACCACACAGTTAAAAAGAATGAACCCTTGAAAAAGAACCCAAAATGAGAGTATCAGTAAAATCTGTACAGGTAATGGCTGCTGATGCAGGGCTACCTGATACTCTAATAGAAAGGCACATAGATGCCCTTTGTGGAATGGCATTACGCTTAAGAGCGGCAGAACGTAAACATTGCCAGAATAAGATCAGAGGGTGGTATAATAACCGTAACTTGAATAGACCGCAGATATTTGAGATACTAGAAGACTAACAAATTGAGTCGTCCCCTTAAGGGACTGTGAGGAACAATGGAAATAACTGTAGTAAATAATGATGTCGTATCTATACGAACAACCGACCCTGACGCTATTACTGACGTAATAGATAGGAGTAAATACGTAGCTGAAAACGAGGTATGGGTTAAGTTTGGGCTAGGTGAGATGCATATACTAAACAGTATGAAGGTTAAGAACGTGCCTTCACCTATCCGCACTCAGTATCAGTGGACAGGTATGTATAAACCGTTTGACCATCAACGGGTAACAGCAGAGTTCTTAACTCTAAACAAGAAAGCTTTTTGTCTATCTGAGATGGGTACAGGCAAGACTAACAGTGTTATATGGGCCTCGGACTACCTAATGAAGCTAGGTGTTATAAAGCGTATGCTAGTGATCTGCCCACTATCCATCATGGATGCCGCATGGCGTAGGGACTTATTTAGAACAGTCATGCACCGATCAGTAGAGATAGCACACGGTAGCCGTGAGAAGAGAGCTGCGATTATTAATGGTGATGCAGAGATAGTTATTATTAATTACGATGGCGTAGAGATTGTCCAGAAAGAGATAGATGCAGGAGGCTTTGATCTGATTGTAGTAGATGAGGCAACTCACCTTAAGAACGTAGCTACTAAACGCTGGAAAGTACTTAACAAACTCATTAAAGATGATACGTGGTTATGGTTAATGACAGGGACACCTGCGGCGCAGTCTCCAGTAGATGCCTACGGCTTAGCTAAAATAGTAAACCCTAAGAGTGTGCCTAAATCTTTTAGTGCTTTCAGGGACTTAGTGCAGATACGTCAGTCTGTTTTTATGTTTAGAAATCGACCTGAAGCAGAGGAGATAATCCACAGTATCTTACAACCTGCTATACGGTACACAAAGGAAGAGTGCCTAGACTTACCCGAACTTGTATATCAGACCAGAGATGTGCCGTTATCTACACAACAAGATAAGTATTATAAGTTGCTCAAGAAAGAGATGCTTATGCAAGCTGGGGGAGAGGAGATATCTGCGGCAAACGCAGCGGTAGCTTTGAATAAACTGCTCCAACTATCAGCAGGTGCTGTGTACTCAGACACAGGTGAGGTTATTGAGTTTGATGTTAAGCATAGGACAAGCGAGTTACTAGACATAGTAGACGAGGCTTCACATAAAGTAATTGTGTTCGTTATGTTTAGACATACGATAGAGCTTGTGCAAAAGGCTCTACAAAATGCAGGACACACAGTAGACATAATACATGGTGGGGTAAGTGTTGGTAAGAGGGCGGACATATTTAATCAGTTCCAGACTAGCCCAGACCCACGCATACTAGTCATCCAGCCGCAAGCGGCAGCTCATGGAGTAACTTTACATGCGGCTAACACAATCGTCTGGTGGGGTATGACTTTAAGTTTAGAGACATACAAACAAGCTAACGCTCGCATACACAGAGCAGGGCAGATTAATAGGTGCAATGTTGTGCATCTTATAGGAAGCCCAGTAGAGAAGAAGGTACTACATGTACTGGAGAACAAAGGGGCTTCCCAAACGAAGCTATTAGATTTATTTAAAGAGGTAATACAATGAGAAGTAAAACAATAACGGATAACATAGCTGTACCCACTAAAGAGATTGTAGGGGGGCTAATTAGTTTTATAGATAGCATGGGGGAGTCAGAAGAAGAAGAAGAACTTGGAGGAGAGATATGGTTACTAGAATTAGCCGCTGCTAGGATAATTACTTCCGTAAGAACGATTAACTTTCTTGGTGTTGGGCTTATCGTGTCTAACTTATTTTGGGTATTAAATACTTTAGGATACATATAATTTTACTTGACGCCAATTAACAGTTGTAGTACACTACAGTCTCAGTTAGGCCATAAGAGGAGTAAGTACAATGAATGCAGAAAAACTGGTCACTATCTATATAAAGATGCGTGATGCCAGACAGAAGTTACAAAAAGAGTTTGATGATGCAGATGGTAGGATTAAAGAACAGCAAGATCAAGTTACTCAAGCTCTATTAGAGCTTTGCAAAGATACAGGCGCAGATGGTTTACGTACTGCCGCAGGTAATGTGTTTAGGACTATTAAGACTAGATACTGGACCAGCGACTGGGGTAGCATGAAAGCATTTATCAAGGATCATGATGCTGTAGACCTATTGGAGCAACGAGTACACCAGACTAACATGAAGAACTTTTTAGAAGAAAACCCAGACCTCATGCCTCCGGGTATGAACATTGATAGCAGATATAGCGTAACAGTTAGGAGGAAATAAAATGAACGAGAACGAAGAGATTGTGTACTTGACAGGGGCGGAGGTAAGTAAGATACTAGGCCTCTCTCGCCAAACCTTATTAGCATTACGGAAGAAAGGAGTCCTTGAAGGGTATAGTCAGGGCTCTAAACTAGTGTACAGTGCCGCTAATGTAAAAGCATTCCTACAATCAAGATCAACCATTACAAAATTAAAATCTGGAGTACAACAATGAGCAATGAAGTAAGCATATTTAAAAACGGTGGTGCAGTACCAGCACATATTAAAAACAAAGAACTAAGTGAAACAACTAAAGCCCTCATGGGCGGTGGTACAAGCGTACGTAGAATATCTCTTAAGGGTAACATCTTCCGTATGGTTGTAGGTGGTCAAGAACTTGCTAAGAATGAAGATCGTGCAATGAATATCATCATTGCGGCGGCAGCTCCAAAAACATCAAGACAGTTCTATACTGGCACTTATCAAGAAGGTGTTGCGGCTATCCCTGCTTGTTGGAGTAATAACGGTGAACAACCTGACATTACTTCTGAGTCTCCACAGTCTGCTAACTGTGCTAACTGCCCTAAGAACATAGCAGGATCAGGCCAAGGTCAAGGCAGAGCATGTAGGTTCGTGCATAGACTAGCAGTAGTATTAGAGAATGACGTATCAGGCGGTGAGATATATGAGCTATCTTTAGCGGCTACCTCTTTGTTTGGTAAGGGCGAAACTACTAAGATGCCTTTATTCCAATACGTTAAGTTGTTAGGTTCTAATGGCATGGATATTACTGACGTAGTAACTGAGATGCGCTTTGATACAGATTCTGCGACACCTAAAATGATTTTTAGAGCTGTGCGCCCGCTAGATGTTTCTGAATTAGAGTCCATTGCAGTACATGGCAGTTCTCCAGAGTCCAAGATGGCAATCAAAGCATCTTATAGTCCTGTTGCTAAAAAATTAAATGATGGTGAAGAATTGACTTTCGTACAACCCACTGCTAAGGTAGCTCCCACTCAAGCATCAGCTGACGAACCTGTAGTAAGGGAAAAGAAATCTGCGCCACCTACGCCGTCTACTATGGAATCGGTGCTTGCTGAGTGGTCTGACGAATAAGCTAATCTTGCTGACACTAGGGGTGACTAGATCACCCCTTTTTTTCCCGTAAAATTCAGGTGTACGCCATGACTAGGCATGATTTTTTAAATACAGTATTAGCACAAGGGGGTAGTTACTGCGTAGTAGGCTTAACAAGCGGCAAACCAAGAACCCACTTCTTCGACACACTACAAGAAATAGAAAACTGGGCAGACTTACAACCTGCCAATGGTACAGATGCTTACTTCTCACCAGCTACGTATAAAGATGCAGACTTGGGCAGGAATGTTAAGAACACTAAGATGTTTAGGTCCTTATGGGTAGACCTAGATATAGGTAAAGGTACAGAGTTTGATACACAGATGGCTGGGTTCGCTGCATTAAGAAT